AGGCTGCGCCAGTACTTCCAACTTCAGACCAACCGCCAGCAACGTTTTGAGAGAGTCTTTGACCGTTCAGGTAAAGCTCTAAAGCGCCCTTGCCAACGGTATAATACTGAATCGGAGATCCAGCTATTCTTGAATTGTTTGGAATCGTGAGTACCGTGGTTGCAGAAATGGGACCGTTATAGTCATTACCGGTTGCACCAGACGTAACGATGTTTGAGTCTTCATCATAAGACGCAGCTGACAACGTAGCGTTGACCGCGTCGATCATCGTCTTCAATTCAGTGATTGAAAGGCTCGACTGCCACCAAAATGCAGTAGGCGAATTAGTTTTAATCAACAAGATTTCGGTCTTGATTGCATCCAAGTCTTGCTTCAGATTGATGACTGATTTGTCAACGCCAGTGAATGACTCTGAAGTGGTAACCAGAGTTCCAGTTGCACCAGAAGTAAGACCCGTAACGGTATCACCCTTGAAGAAGTTCTTTGAAGACGGAACTTGGAATGAAATCGAAGTGGTTCCACCGACCAAAACCTTGGCGATCTCCGAACCGATGCTGATCGTTTCACCATTTGTGAATGTACCAGCAACGCCGCTCAAAGTCATTGAATATGGAGGTTCCTGTTTGGTTCCCCAGGTGAAGGTGTTGTAGGGATTTGTAGGACTTCCTAAACGATGGTAAAGAATACGTTCGTCAAAGATCTGAACGATATTACCGGCAGAATCGGTATCGATAATAGCCAACGGAAGACGATCATCACTTCCAGAGAATCCACCCTGAAGAACGTTGAACTGAACCACTAAATCTGTAATGGTATCAACGATTTGGTTGAACTCTAGGCCCTGTCCACCGTTTGCCTCAGGATCCCAGAATGCGCGTGTGACCGGAGTATTGTTCTCTGTCAATAGTTGCATTTCTACATAGTTTCTGGTGTTGTTTACGAGCTCAGCGTCTGGGATGGTTACGTTTGGATCACTTGGCGAAGTTGTAAACCATGAAAAGTCTGTGCTGCCCTTGGGGATGATCAAAGTACCGTCGGACATATTGACGGTAGCCGACTTTAAACCAAGACCAGTAACGAAGAATCCATTGACAACGTAGTTGAGATTGGAGAGTAGTTTTTTAGTGTGGTATTTAGCGTCAGTACGGCCGGCTGCAAGGAGTGCATTCCAGTCTTCTAGATCAAACCGTTCCTGAGGTAAAAGCCTAACTCTTGAAAGGATCATTTTAAATCTCCATCTGTCTGAATTATACCAACCGACTAATTAGTGCTGGGAGCGTCATCACTTGTGATGTACGGATTGTCCACAATGTACTTATAAGTCGGTGCTAAAATTTGAAACTTAACTATAATTCCAGCCGCAGCTAAACTCGATAAAATAGTCTGGACCACGGCTCTTGCTCCAGACGGTGAAGTCAAATATACAGCCAAATCTTTACCCGATTTCAACGGTGTGTAAGGTTGGCGTTCAGTAATCACATTGAGACTGGCATTTACAGCGTGGTCGAACTTGAAAATATAGCCGGGATCAATCAAGATTGTATTGTGGTTTGGAATTCCACGATATTTGACTGGACCTTCTTGTTGATCAGTACCGAATCCAAAGATTAAGTCACCAGACGGCTGAAGGAACGACGAGTTGTTGTCGACTGCCAGTGACGTGTAGATCTGACCCTTTGAAATGGTTTGTTGAAGTAGACAATGTTGTTTTGAGATTGTGAAGGTGTTGGTCTGACCATTCGGTGAAAATATGAATGAACCTTGCCAAATACCATTGGTCGGAGGAACGGCTGGTTCAATCGTTGCATCGGCGTGGAAGTGGTGAGATCCTCTAAGAGTCCGTCTTAAGGCCGGGATGATTGCAGGAATTTCGATCAACAATTCGTTAGGTCTGATGTTATAAACAACCACGCGCTGATCCAGCTTTAAAATGTCATGAGGGCCAACCACCAGGTCGACCTTGGATGTGCCCAAAATACTGGACGAGTATATTTCTATGCTGCCAACTGAGCCCGGAGTATTGGTTCGGATGTTGACATATTCATTGTTCGTCAACGGTTCGGTCTGAACCGTCGTAGTTGCACCTTTGATTCTGGAGAATATATTGACAAGCTCAGTTGCGGTAGCCGTTCCGTTTACAGCTAAATCACCAGTCAAGACTTTGATCTTTTGAAGGAATCCGTTGTTGACTGATACTTGAAGCTCGTCACCGATCTGAACGTTGAACGGTCCAAAGTTTCTGGTCTGAGTATTGGCTCTGGAATACAAAGGACCCCAGAAAATGTCAGCGGTGTCGTAGAACGCTTTTCTGATGGTCTTAGGTTTCAGACTCAAATTAGGAATCAACTCTTGGAATTCTGTATCAGTTAAGCCCAAACTCTGAGGTTTCGCAACACCCAAAGAGTTGCCCAATTTCTCAAGGTTTCTTCCGGTGGCAGTTCGGACGAACAACTGATTCTTGGCTTCAGCGATGGCTGCTTCAACATCATCATCAGACAAAGCAATCGCATAAAGTAAAGCGTACATGACCCTGTTCAATTCAGGGTCAAACGTCTTTGGAATAGTGTCGAAGAACTTCTTTAACGCATTACTCATATTTACCCGATAAGTACATCAGGATCACTGATGACTGCCTTTTCGTTGTCAGCGATGGCGATATTGGCTGTAGGAGCGTTGATCACAACATCTGTGATTCCGTTGACCGCAATTACGGCGGCACGAATCTTCTCGATGATCACGTCTTCACCAACACCCAACGTATTAATGTATCCAGTTACCGCTGACTTGACATCGTTCTCGAGAGACGAAATCGTTACGCCTTGAGCTAAAGTTAGTTTCAGAGTGACTGAAACCTGATTGATGGTCGGAGCTTTAACTCGGAATGTAATACCAGCTGCACCAAATCCAGGGAACGAAGCGAGATCTGTGTCATCTCCATAAATGGTCTTTTCAACCAGAGCCAACAATCCAGTCCAGTAGTTGTAAGCTGCGAGACCTCGGTAAAGAACCGTAGTGAATTGAAACTTGTCGTTTGCAGCTCCACCAGTTACTTGAACGTATCCATCAGAACCATCCAATTTGGAAGAGATCTGAACTTTAGTTGATGCACTTACACCCTCAATTACGGCTTTGAGACTCAACGAAGTCAACTTGGTGTTGTTCATAAAGTCTACAACGTTTGCCACCGTCGAAGGAAGAACGATCAAAGGATTTCCAACAGCCGGAGACGCATTGAACGCAGAAGATACAGTCAATTGACCGTTCAAGTTGTTGTAAGCTGAAACTTGACGACGTTGACTCAACACACCAGTTCCAGATTCGCCTGTAGTTGCAATTGCATTGGCATTTTTGACATCAACGTAGTTGCCGCCGATTGCTTGAATGACGAAGTAGCCGTTGTTCTCAGAGTCGGAGAATCCTTGGCCGCTGAATAAATCGCCTGCAGCGAAGATTCCCATGTTGACCGGAGTTACACCGAACGTGTATCTTGCAATGCCTCCACCCAACAATGCGACCGTGGTCAGATTGGATGAACCAGTATTGGCTCCAGAAGTAAATGCAACAAAATAATCAACGAGTTGATTGGCTTTGGGGAATACCGTATTGAAAGCTGATGCTCTGAAGTTTGTAGTAGAGATCGCCGTGGTAACTGCCGTAGCATAATTCATCAACACCGAGTAAGTCGAGTTGACGATGTCGTTGTTCATTACCACAACAATGGAATCGTTTTGGGCAAAGTCCCAAGGTCCAGTAGTTCCAGATACCAAGAACGCTTTATTTGGAGGAGTACTTGCAGCCAGAACATCCAGTTGAAAACCGAATGATGCGTTGGCTGTAGAAGAACTCTTGATTTTGATCGATCCAGACGTATTATAGGTATTGGTTTGGATCTGTACGTAGTTCAAACCACCGATTGTACGGACGATTGCAGAAGCGCCCATTAAGGATTCATTAATGTAGTCGCAGGTTGCTTGGGCAGTTTTGCCAGCCGTAAACGTGGGGTCAAACGTAATAGTTTGGTCAACTCCGTTATCAACCGCAATCACCAGAGTCTCACCGCTTGAAGGTGAATACAATTCATCAATCGACGCAATAGCTTTGCCTCTGGTGAATTTGGATCCAAGCGTAACGCTTTGATTTGCAACCAGGGGTTTAGTCAACTCAATGATTCCAAGCTCACGGTTAAATATATAGTCAGAATCCAACCCAACAACTTCAACGGTCGAGAAGTTCAAACCGTTCAAAGAGTTGTTCATGGTTCCACCGGTTACGTGAAGCTTTGAAGCTGAACTCAACGACGTAGAAGATACCAAACGAACTTTAGTGCTGTTGTTGATCGGCAAAGCTGTTACACCAGCCAAATCACGATTCAGAACCGCTACAATCTCTGCAACCGTTACAGCCGCAGGATTTACTACGTCAATCAAAGCGATAGTGGCTGTTTGAGGATTGGCAGTTTTACCGTCCACCACGATGTTTAAAGTGTGGGGGAATGGTCCGATTGCTTGAAGGTTATAAGGACTAGATCTTCCAGAATCCAAAATTGCAGTCAAACCATCCTTAGATTTTTTGACGTCGTCAATATACAAATTGATTGTGGACTTAGCATCTGTCGGGAAATTTATGATAACGTTGGCAGATCCACCAGTCACTTGAAGATTTTCGTTGGTATCTACTTTAGCTGCGATGGTGATGAATTTACCAATCTCAGAAGTTCTAGCTTCCAACAAAGTAGACTTGGCGTTGATCAATGTGGCGATGTCTTGAGCCTTGGCAATCTCAGGGAATGAGAATTCATCTGGATCGAACGAAATGGTCTCAGAGATGTTACCTACTTGGTAAGTCAAGCTAAGAGTTCCAGAAGACATATTGAATGGTTCTTGAGAATTTGATTCAACCTGAGCCTTGACGATGGGGAAACGATCTGTTTGGAGACGTTGTTCTCCACCAGTCGATTGATCCAACACGCTCTCAAAACCCTGAGCAGCGAACGAAGGTTCGAATCCAGTACCGTCATCAATATAGACTTTTACATCGCCAGCAACGTCGATCGGAAGAACGATAGATGCAGAAACCACCCGTTTGGCAGTTTCAGGATCAACTAGACCAACGATTGCGTTCAAGATTGCTTGTTTAACGGCTCGAGTAATACCTTGAATGTAGTTCTTAATCCGGTCTCTTAAGTCGTCGTCAGATTCAAGATCCTTACCAGTCGTAATCTTGGATAAGTTTCTAGCTCTTGCACCTGAAAACGGAGCATTAGGAAACGCAGAAGTTCCATCGATGGATCCTAAAGAGATATTTGAACCGGATCCGGCAACGATTGCAGTGATTTCAACATCATCAACTTCCAATTCACCGGATAACAACGTGACATCGTTATCGGTTCTGTACTTGATTTCAGCAGATACTCCTGTTGGAGGAACCACAATGATCGTTCCAGCCAGGATTACTTGGTCGACGCCTTGTTTGAGAATTACAGTTTCTTCTACTGAGTGGTCATGAGCTAACGGAGCCGAAAGCGTGAATCTCCAAGAAGTTACGTTATTTACCGGAGAAATTACATATGGAACTTCTTCTTCGTTGTTCGTTCCACGACCTAAGATCAAGACTCCAGAACTTCCAATCAATGCGTTTGAAGCATCGTTGACATCGATCTGTGTATCTCCAGTCAAAGGCGACGGAGAACCTGCATAAAAAGTAGTTGACACCTTAGTGAAGCCATCAGCACGGTAAATACTTACGGTACCCTTAGCTTTTTCAGGCTTATTTCGGGTGAGACCATATTCGAAGGCTTTGTTGTCTAGATCATCTCCAGTCAACGAGTCGATGTTGACTAAGCGAGATACTTGAGCGATTTGATAATAGAGGGCGAAATCTTGTTGTGAAATAGCTTGAGTGAGAACGTCGACAACTGAACCAGGGTTTACGTCGTTCAATCCCAACTGAGAAATAAGCCGAGCTAGAATCTCGGTTTGTATCTGACGTTCTGATTTAAGAGTCAATGCCATGGTTCACCTATACCTTAATTTTAACAGGAATTGGAATGTCGACCTGTTTAATATACAGATCGAACGTAATAGATAACCCGCCGCCATCTCTCATCAATGATAAATTAGCAACTTTCGACACTCGATTGTCCTGTAAAAGAGTATTCGTGACTCGGTCCTTGAGATCTTGGAGAGGCGGGAACTTTTTACCGATGATTAAACCACCACCAAGTTCTGGATACGACATTACTTCACCAGGTTCGTAGCTCAACTTCAGCATAGTTCCTTGAGCCATATTATCGGCTCCAGCTATAAGTTGAAGATCACCGGACGAAGTCAAAACCAAGTCGAAATCTTTATCAACCTTAAGATCAACACCTAAAGACTTTTCCATCTCAGACATTCCGACCGTCAGTTGATTTTCACGGCCAACTGGAACCTGAGAGAATCCGTTTTGAACTGCCTCAGGAATCAAAATGTTTTGGCCTGGACCACGAACGCCCTCTCTAGATTCAAGGGGATCTTCTGAGATGAACGGAGCTTTAAGTCCGTTTACTTCTACAATTTCACCCCAACGAGTTGAATCACCAAGCTCTTGTTGAGCCAAACGTTCTAGAGACAATCCTTTAACCAACTTGATTTGCTTTACAGCCTGATTCGAAAACAATTCGATGTTGCCATTGAATCTGGCAATCATGTCTGTGATCTTGTCATCAAACGTAGACTTGAACATATCCGTGGTAGACAACAGTAAGTTGATCCCAGTGATTGCTTCATTGAAGGCGAACAACATATCATATTCGTCATCAGTTACAGTCTTGGACAAATCGGCATTCAGGGTTGAGGTACGATCGAAGATTTGATCATACTGAGCCGAACCTAAACCGAAGAAGTCTTCAGCGTTCTGTTTAACCCGTTCCAGCGATGCAATAGTGTCTTCGTAGAAACTTCTAGGAAGAGACGCTG